CAAGAAGTATTAGCAAACGAAACATAAGCTACGTTGCCAGAGTTTGTTGGGGTTACAGAGACCGTCAAGGTATTACCACCAGCTGAGTAGTTGCCCGTAGAAGGCACTTCATTGCTGGTTGTATATGCGGTTGTATTCTCGTTTAGAGTCGCAGAGCTAGTGTACAGCGCTAACTTAAACGTGTTTGCTGAAAAATTTTGCTGACCATTCAAGAGTTGAACCTTGAACGATGTAGCCATTGCTTGGGTGATTGCCATAAAATGCTCCTAAAATTATCTAACAGGCCCAGGTACGGGTAATCGTAATTGTCCATCACGGTAGGCACTACGTCTATCTTTACCATCACCCAAGTCTTTGAGTAATGCTAAGGATTCTTGATACTTCTGTTCATAGTACGCCACCATGTCTTGCTCACCTTTTTGGAAGATGATGGCTTCACGCAACGAACCATAAAGTAATACGGTCTCAAAGTTATCGCCAAGCCACGATGTTCCAGCTGCGTTATTAATATTGGTAACTGGCACGGAAAAGCCTGATCCAGCGTTTCCTAGGTCAGCGGTAGATGCACTTAGTATGTCACCAACGATATAGAACGAGCCACCATCCCGAAGCGTAACAGTAGAAACTACGCCACCAGAAACAATAATATCTGCCAGCGCATACTGACCAGATCCACCAGTCAACGGAACACGCTGATAAGTGCCGTTTACATATCCAGAACCACCAGTAATTGTGCCTAGACCAGACAATACGCCCTGAACAATAGACTGTGGATAGTAGTAATAATGCAGTTCGGTCTGGTAATTAGCGTCTGGGGTCGGTCCAATCAAATAGGTGTAAGGCTGAAACTGTGCGTAATAACGGGGGGCGCCAGTATCAGTAGTGGGGTTTGGGTAGGACTGACGAATAAAGTTAACGTCTTTATCAATCAAATACTCGTAGTTACCATTGGCATCAATGACCGCCAGCGAAAAGGACGCCAAGTAGTCGTTTGGTAGGGCTAAGTAATTATCACCGTTTGTAAAGTTACCAATAACGTTTTTGCGGATAGCTGGAATTTGAACAGCGTTATAGACACGCTCTTCGCAGTTATAAACGAACTGAGGGATGCTCTGAACAAATAATTGTTCAGTAGACTCCGCATAGTTCTGGATTGCGTAATATAACTGCTGGTAGTCCATTAGCCCATCTTCCCGCTAATCTTACGTCCTTTGGTAGCTGCGCCATAACCACGCATTTGACCAACGCCATAAGGGTTTACACCCTTGTAGTTACCCTTGCTAACGCCACCAACCGAGATGTTCATCTCATTGACAACACTAGCGCCTGGTGTGTACTTGTCGTAATCATTTACGTTAGTAGCTTTGCCAGCCATATTGTGTGGCTCAGCATAGATGCCAGCGTCACCGACCTCTTTGCCTTTAACTTTTGCACTAAATTTAGCCATTATCGACCTCTCGATGTGCTACGTTGATTAGCTACACGAGCCAAGTTGCGACCCATGCGCTTCATATCCATGGAGGTTACACCGCCTTTTTTCATGCCGTGCATGCGCTTCTCATGGGCTTTAACTTCTGCTTTTGCAATCTTCTTTGCGTCCATATTTACTCCTATGTTGTCGTTACCGTTACTGTACCAACAATTACTTGTTGTACCAAGTCATTTGGGGTTAATCCAGCATCTGGACCCCGACTACCACCAACAGGATTCCACCCCCATTGTATTACTCTACTACCCAATTCTGGACTACCAAAACCATCTGGACCGACTCCAGTTAAGTTAAGTTGTAAACCGCTTTGCCCTGATACCTGATAGCTGTTATCTGGGCGTGGTTGCTCCACTGCTTGAGGATCATAAACAGGATACATACCCAACTGCAATTGGGGATGGTCTGGATCCCAACACGTTTTGCAAACCTTAATTTTATAAGGCTTAGTCTTGAGCGTTTGGGTGCGTAGGTCTTTAAGTTTGTACCTAAAGTTACACCTATCGCACTGCGCAATACTGTATTTAGCTGAGGCATATTTAGGACCAGCCATTATCTGTAATAGAACATGTTACGTGGAACAATCCGCAGAGCTGCCTTCTCACGATCCTCTTGCTCAGCCAAAGTCCACTGTTGTTCGTAATCAGCCTTGAGCATCATAATGCGGTCTGGCGTAACCTCTGGCAGCTTAACGCTCATGTAATACGCCAATCCAGCCGCCATGCAAGGCATAAATCGGAATGGAATGTCCTGTGTACGGATACCACCGCCAGCATCCTGAATCCTACGCATTCTGTAATACACAAAGGTGTATTGGTTTCCTGGTGGATTTGGGGTAGGCCAGACGTTGATGCAAGGGAGCTGATTGTTATACACATCAACACCGTTTAAATGGGTAGTTGCCGTAGTTCCGTTTTGACCACGCCAGGCGTTCACAATCTGATTGCCAACAATATTCTGATATCCAATGGTCTCCGATCCAATATTGACGAATCCTTGGGTTGGCAAGTTAGAAGCGTTGGTCAGGGTAATTGTGGTCTGATCCGTGGTCGTAATTGCAGCTGCAAGGGTTGTCTGGGGAACGGCTGCTACGCCACCGCTTTGACGATTAATAAACACCTGAATTGGGCGTCCATTAGCGTTTTTGTTAGGGATGGTCAGATAGGTAGATTCACTAATACGGTTGATATTAATATCAGTCTGGGTCGTTTGCTGACCGTTATATTGACGAATAGTGGTGTCTAGAAGGTCAATCGTATCCACTGGTAAGGGGTAGATAGCCTGATTGGTATTCATCACAATCTGACCCTGTTCTACAGTCCATAGGTTGATGCCACGATTAGCCCACTCAATGGTGAGTAGATTTAAAGACCGTCTTGCAGTCCTAAAGTCATAGCCAGAACGAAGCTCAGTGCCACAACGCTCGAATGCCTCCTCGATGAGGTCATTCATATCTAGGTTGAAGGCGGTTGATCCTGTAGTGCTCATTATTTAACCTTTCGGTACGGCTTTACTTTTTGCTTTACCTTTGCTGGCTGGGGCACGAACTGCTTTCCCTGTGCTTTTCCCGCCCGTTTTGCTCGTGTTGTTGCTGCGTACTCGGCTGGGCTTAGCGCTTGTATTGCCTTTTTTGGCAGATACCTTTCGCCTGTTTCGGACGATTTCTTCCCCGACTTGGTTGTCCATTTCTGGTCTCCCCAAGCCTTGAGGCTGCGCTGTGATTTTGCCAATGCCACTTAGTTTCTCCAAGATCCAGTCCCAAAGGAATGGCACTTTACTTACCTAATTTTTTTAAGGTTTGTGCCAAACGAGCTCTTTGGCCCATTTTGCCAGGCTTCTTAGCAGCTGCTGCAAGTTTCTTAGCTGGGATCTTTTCACCAGATTTAACACCTAAAGATTTGCGTAAAGCACCAGGTTTTTTCACCGCTGACTGGATCCATTTCTCACCAGTTTTGCCACCTTTTTTAAATCCTTCTACGCCACGTCCTTTGAGAACGTCAGCACGAGTTACTTTGCCGTCTTTGTTTAGATCAGGAAAATCAGCCACGATAACCTCCACTATTTTTCTTTAAATATTGAACTGCTTCTTCAAGAATTCTTACATTATCTCTTGCATGACCCAACATTGTGTTACAAGTATTGCACAAAACGCCTCTTACTTTTCCAGAATCGTGACAATGATCTACGTCTAATTTTTTACCCATCTCATCTTCACTAATTCCACAAATCATACATTTGTAATTTTCTTGCTCCCGCATTTTTTCCCATTGTTCATAGGTCAAACCATACCGAAGCTGAAGTTTTTCTGCCTTTCTATTTCGTTTTGCTGTTGGACTAGTTTTTTTATATTGATAGTGACAGGGTTTACACCTAGCACTTAAATAACTTTTGCCAGCCCAACGATCAAAAAATTTATAAAAATTACTTTCATCCTTTTCAGTTTCACATAAAAGGCAAATCTTACCCACGATAAGAGCCACCTTTTGCTTTGTACTTCTTAGCTAAGAGCTGTGCCTTTCTTGCCGACCATTCCCCCGCAGCAGTACCTTGCACAGCCGAGTTTTTAATGCTCTCAAATAAAGCCTTGCGCATACCAGGTTTCGTATAGTTACCAGCTTTATTAACGCTGGAAGTCTTGCCACCTTTTGCATAAAAATCAACTTGATCTGGATTATCTTTACGAGTAATTACCTTGGGTTTTTTGGGCATTTTAGATGGGCTGATGTCACCCATTCCACGACTAGCTCTCATACCATTTTCCCTTTGGTTTTACCTCGCTGGGCACAGCCATCTGCTCGTTTAGATGCAGAGGAAACTTTGCCTCCAGCTTTGTAAGTTGGCTTTTTAATTTTGCCGCTCATCATTTTTTCAATATCGCCTAATGCTGGGCCAGCGCCACCACCACTTTGAACAGGACTTGTGCCTAAGTTCCTTTTATATTCGTTGCGCTTCTCATTAAGTTCTTTGCCTTCGTTAACGTATTTCTCTAACCGCTCAGCAAATTGCTTTTTGATCTCAGGATCATCATTCTTCATGCCCCGTTGCATCCTTTCAATGAAGGACTTTCCCTCTCCTACTTTAGGAGATGGATCTACAGGATCTACAGGCTTAGTCATTAGTACATCTTTCCTTTGGTCTTGCCACGAACACAGCAACCATCAGCACGAGAAGAAGCGGAACCGCCTTTCTTAAATGGCATCACGCTCTTGATCTTTTCTTTGACCTTACGTGCGCCCTCAATCATGCGCTTGTCACGCTCTTCTAATCTGCGCTGGGCATCGGATTGTTCTTTCTCGTAAGCCTCATAACCTCTCTGGGCTTCACGAGTTTTTTCGTCAGTTACCCGACCTTCATCGTCCATCTGGAGAGGTTTGGTAGCCATGATTAGCAGTACCCGCCTTTTTTCATAGTCACTTGCTTAGCCTTGGTCTTGCCTTTCATAGCAATACCGTCAGCAGACTTGTGACCAGCAGCCAAACCGCCAGCAGCCATCTTAACCATCATAGCGCCACGCTTGGATTGCTTTTGAACTGGGTGCTCACCCTTAGCAGCCATGCGACCACCAGCAGCGTAACCACCTTTTTTCATGCCTTTGGCTTCTGCCATCTCATGCTTAACCATGGACTTAGGAGCACCTTTTTTCTTCATGAACTCAACTTCTTTTTTAACCATCATCTTTGATTCTTTCATTTCGTTTCCTTTCAGGGTTCCACCTTCTTTTTTACCTACATACTTCTGCAAACTGTAGTTGGGCATCTGGATCTTGCCATGATGCGTCTTTGGTTTGTTGATGCCAGCAAACTTAGATGTAAATCCACCAGCACGAAATTTCTTACCTTTGTCAGCTTCCATAAAATCTTCACCAACTGATTGAGGTATGCCTACCTTCTTGGCAAACTTAGGATTGTTTGCCACGGCTGCCATCAGGTTGTGTTGTTTCTTGGATACGCTTGGCATTACTTATCCTTTTGCCCTACGAAGGTCATCAATCTTTGCTTCAAGCCTTGAAAAGCCGTCATCAAAGTGTTCACGAATTGCTTGTAGATCTGCACGAACTTCTGCACGAGTAATGTGGTCACGAGCGACCTCCTCTCTTGTCTTATTTAAGAGAATACCTAAACGATTGATTTCGTTAAATTTCTCTTTCAAAACAAACCCCAGTGCTGCCACTATCGCTGTTAAGCAGATATTCCATAAAAGATTTAATTCCATTTAGTTGCAATTCCATCTCTTTAAAGAAGCTGCCTTACGAGTTGGGCGCCCTTTCTCATCTTTCATCGGCCCAGGCATCCCAGACATACGGGCGCAGAACGACTTACGTCGAGCGGCATCCTTCTTAGTCTTTGGGTTTGGCGCGGGAGCTTTGAGATTTGAACCAGTAGCCGCGTTATACTTTGCTCTTCCTTTGGCAGTCAAACCAGCCCCTTGAGAAACTGGCAGTTTCTCGCCTTTACCAATTGATAAAGAGGGGCCTTGTTTTTTAGCCATAGATAGCCGTTACCGAGGCAAC